TAGCTGACGATACTTAGTAAAGTACGCCAGTGATTGCTTAACAATCCATCTACCCGCATCCGTTTCAAAGAAATTAGGATTAATAATATCAATAGATTGATTTAAGAAGTCAGGCTTCTGTAGAATTGTTGCAATAGCTTTTGTTTGAAACGATGTACCAAATCGCGCAAGATTATCTACATTTGTTTCGTAATTATTATTTGTTTCCATAGAACCGTTGTAATGGTAGAAATGAGAATGCCAACCATTCATCATAATTAGAGAAGCTATCCATAATTCTAGCACGAACCATAGCCTTTGTCAAGTCGGATTTGTTAACCGTGATAGGTTCTGCATTAAAGATAGATAAGATATTTAGTTTAATATCACCTGACATTTGCTGTCGTCGTAAATCCATAAGTTTTAAATTTCTATCAACAATGTTTTCATTGTTTAAAATACTTTCAATTAACTTTGGCTTTTTCTTTATATCATTATATTTGTCTTCGATGAATTTAATATCTACTATAGCAGAAGAGCCTGACAGTTCGGGGATTAATTTGTGTAATGTTTTTTCTCCCGCTCCTCTAATGCCAGTAATGTTATCGCTTTTATCTCCCATCAACGCTCTATAAAATACAAAATTATTTGGATGTGTAAGATATTGCTCTTGAACAATTTCAGGAGTAAAAGTTTTTTTCTTCACAGGATTATATACTTTGATATGATCTCCTACCAATTGTAAGAAATCTTTATCGGTAGAATAAATAATCGCATCATTGTTGTGTTCGGCAACGTGCAAAGCAATATACGCCATAACATCATCTGCTTCAACGCCGTCGATTTGAATTGTGGTAATAGGAAGATGTTCGAGGATTTGCATTAACGATACTAACTGAAATTTCATATTTTCAAGTTCTTGTTGTTCGCTTGCAAAATCTTGTGGTCTATTGAGCCGCGTAAATACTTTTCGCTGTGACTTATATTCTGGATATATGTGGCGGCGGCGTTGTGACCCTCCCTTACCGTCAAATACTACCACTACTCGCGTGGGTTTAAAATTTCTAATTGTATACCCAAGAGACTTTAAAAATCCAGCAGTACCACCTATGTGATTGCCGTTTTCATCCATAGATGGAATAGCAGAGTAATTGCGTAAGAAGGTGTTAAGACCATCAACAATCAATACTCTGCTATTAAATGTCATTCCATCTTGTTTAACATCAAACTCCATATCATTAAAGAGTTTTTGTAAATCAGTAACCATATTTAAATTTCCATTGCGTGTTTGTTAGCCAGCACCCTCCAGCCAACAGGTAAGATACAATTATCGGGTGCGTTTCTAAACATTGGAGCAATATGTTGATCATCGTATCCAGCAAGACCACACCCAATCCGTGTGACCTCGAACTTCATTTCTGGATTTAATTTTGCAAATTTAATAAATCCTTCTACATACTGTTTAATCTTATTCAACGGTAATGTTTTGATATCTTCATCTTTTGTTGGAATTGCATAACTTTCCCCCTGCAATCCAACACCTTGCCCATAAATGGCACCGTGGGTCCGGTAAGCAGTGAGAGCGGCACCCTTACCGTGCCGCCCTGCCAAGTTGCTTCCGAACACAAAAATTTTCTTGTTGTTCATAAAACCCTTAGTCTTCAGTTACAGAATCTTCTCTCTGAAAAAGATCAAAATCCTTATCGTTTGTCTTATACTTCATAATAACTGCTTCACAAATTCTGTGATAAATACGCTGCTTGCGCTCGGCATCTTCTTCAATAAACGCCATAAAATCTTTTGATTGAAACTTAGATTCCGTGCCGTTGTCATCATATACATACCAAGCACCAGATTGCTTAATTAATCCATTCTCTTTCATTACAGAAAGCCATGATGGATAATCATCTATTCCACGATCAAAATATACATCAAATTCAGCTTCACGCTGCGGTGGTCCCAGTCGGTTTTTAATAATTTTAGCCTTTACCGTGGTCCCAATAACTTCTCCGTCCTTATCTTTGATATTACCTACATTAGATAGACGGAGGCGGGTTGATGCGTGAAATGCAATACCTTTACCGCCCGATGTAGTCCATGGGTCGGAGAACGCAGGTGCATTTAGCTTTTGTCTAAGTTGATTTGTAAATACCAACGCGATTCGCTGACGACCGAGAATCTCTGTAACTTTACGCATTGCCTTACTAATGATAATTGCCTTGTCTGTTGCATATCCATCCTTTTCGAAATCAGCTAAAATTTCTTTTTTAGTAGACGCGCCTGCGACAGAATCAACAACAATAGTCACGAGTTTCTTTTTATCTTCAGGAACAGAACGAACCTTTTCAATAATATGAACAATAGAATCGAAAATTTCTTCCAAACAATTTGTATTAACAACAAATAGCTTAGTAAGATCTACACCTTGTGCTTTCAAAAATTCTCTATTGGTCGCGGTTTCTGTATCAATCAACACACCAAACCCGCCCTTTAGTTGTGTGTGTTTAATAAGAGAAGCACCAAGCAAACTCTTACCGCTACCTTCAAGTCCAGTGAGTTCAGTAATTCTTCCCACGGCAATCCCACCATTTGGTCGGTTTGAAATTGCCAAATCCAAAATTGTATTACCAGTAGAAATAAAATCGTCCAAGTCCATAGGCGTTTCTTCCGATCCATCTAGAAAGAATGCAATTTTATCGCCTTTAGATTTGAACAGTGTATTTAGACTAGCAGCAATAGTTTCCGCCAACTCATCTCTATCAGGAGTTGTTACGTTTTTCTTTTTAGTTTCTTTTACCATGACATAGCCTCTTAGTGAAAATAAAGGATTACAGGAATATTTCATCCTGTAATCCATTTAATTTTTAATTAATTAATCAAACAGTTCGTCGAACTGATCCATCACTTCTGATTTATTTGGCTTCTTTGTAGAAGTGGTTACGCTCGGAGTTTCGTCATCATCCGATGTGGTAGATGATGCCTTCGGTGATGCGGATGTAGCATCAGGATCTAGATACTTTTCTAGTGCCAGCTTTAGTTCGGCATAGGTAGGTTCTGTATAAATCTCGTTTACATTCGGCTGTTCGTTTAGAAACTTCTTAGCAAGTGAAGCGTCTGCTGAAAGCGGAGTTTGAGATGGCTTATACATAACCGTAGTCTTTGCGAAATTAGTATCAGACTTCTCTTGTGGAACGTAAGTAACTACTAGGTCACGACCGTTCTTAATATCAGTGATATCTCCAATTTCCTCGTCACTGATGAATTCAAGAAGTTGCTTGAACACCGTCTTTCCAAATGACCAGAATCGAACACCCTTCTCCTCTTCACCACGAACAATTACAGGAACTAGTGTACGGGGCTTGGGACGGAACGGGCGAGCTTGTGCATAATCTTCCTTGGTACCACCAGAGGCGATTTCATCTGCAAATTCTGCAATGGGGTCACGATTGCCATTTGAGATAGGCGACAGGTAAGTTTTGTTGCCTAGATAGTGAAAATAGAGTTCAATGAAAGGATTTGATGGATTATCCTTGAGCGGAACGATACGTACCGTGGTCTTGCCTTCTGTGGGCTTCCAAAACGATTCCGTATTGGTTCCCGTCTTATTCATCTTATTAAGTTTAGCTTTTAGTGCATTCATGTCCAACGCCATAATTATTCTCCTTAAGAAAGTTAGTAAAGTTAGATTTGTTAAATGTTAGTCGTGCAATGTGTATTAAGTATAGTTCTTTTATAGTTAGATGTCAAGTGCTATTCTTCGATTTTAATAATTTTATGTAATTTAGTTTTGACTAGCTTCACGTTTCCGTATGCAGTTACTAGAATAGTATTTTTTAATTCAGCCCAATCTATCTTATAGGACGTATCTAAATAACCAATTTTGCTAATAATAAGTTTATTTATAGCATTTATTGTATAAATTGTATTTGTATGCTTTTTTCTATGAACGGAAATTGTGGAATCAGGGATTTCTCCACGGGGAGGGACTGATGAATCTATATTATAAGTCAATATTAATTGATTAGTATCCTCTACATTTTCTAACACGTATATAGAATTAAATACTAAATTATATGCAATCTTAATATGATCTATTGTAGAATCCAATTTATCTGCGTCACAAAACGTGCATAATAACTGTGATTGATTCATATCTAATACCAAGTAAAAGTTCTACTACACTAAACTTTAAATAAATATTAGATTATTTAGTCAAAGGAATATTTTATTTAGATATCTAATAATGCATTATAATCATTACCCGCCGACAGAGTTATAGGAAATCGCTTAGTATCAATAGAGTTATCAATAATTTGCTTTACTTGCTCTAGCTCAGATAGTTCTACATCAAACAATACCGAATCGTATGTATACAATACTGCTT